CTCCATCAGTGGTCCGAGTCCGGCCCCCCCTGAGACCTTGGTTGTAAGACCAAGGCTCAGGTCACCTTCGGGTGAGAGGACGTCCAATTCTGGTCCCAAATGCTTACACATCTAGAACACAGGTCGAGACAATCGTCATCCTTAGGCTTATCCCTAGTGGGCACTGTTCCGAACTCGGCTTAGCTTAGATGCTTATTTAAAAATGTTTTCGAAGAGCTCCCAATAATGGGACTTCGATTATTGTTTTAAGAGAACATCAGGCTGGACGGGTAAGTAATAGATCAGGCCGCGATAAATCGCAGCTTGACACTGACCTATGCATCGACCCGAGTGTAAAACTATCTCTCGCGAGGGGTACTACCCTTTCCCCCAGTCACTCAAGACACAAGCCTTCCACTTACCTGATATATTGCAATTTATTTTGTCGTTGATCGGAAATGTCGAGAGAGCATCTCCCAGCGTCTGACTAATTTGAGACCATCACCGAGGCGCGTTTCGCTCGGCGTATGATCCAAATTCTCCATACACGGGATAGCTCCGATAAGTTGTTCGATTTCCCGAACACTTTCCCACAGCTCCGAAAGATGATCTGCAACACCACCTCCCAACTCTGTGACTCTGATACGAAGGGCCTGCACGGCCTGAAGAGCCTCAATAAAGGGTTCCTTGTACACCAAATTATCTAGAAACCAAATCACATCCTTTGATATGCCTTTGATTCCCGGATGATAAGGATAACGACCAGGAGCCCCATCATGAGTAACATGATGCCCTTGCTGTTCGAATTTCTCTGGATCGAAACCCGGAGCTAACGTAAGTTCCAGCTCGGATAATCGCCGAAGGAGTTCCTCCTTAAGCGTGTTAACCAAGCTATCTCTGGCTGACTGCAAAGCCTTCTCTGTCAATGTATACATCGAGTTCAAAGACTTCATAGCCAACCAGGAAACCACGTTTCGATCAGTTTGAGGCGTCACCTCCAAAGCATAAGCAACGATATAGTTTCTCATGCGGGTAGGAATTCCCATCAATCTGTTCGAAAGACGAGACAACGCTTTATAACCATACCCCAGGAACTTGCAATAAGTCCCTAGGGAAAGGTTGAACTTCCGACAGAGTTCGAGGCCCGCAGAGAGATTTCTCCGAGCGACCAAGAGCTCCGTCAGAGGTACCGCGGAGACGTCCTTCCCATGGAAGAACGTCCGCTTCGCGAACTCCAGCGTTGATCCGTTACGTGAGACCAATGACTTATGCGCACCAATTCCGACCCCAAGGCCGTGCATGATTGCACAATAGCGATCGGCCACACGTCCCCCCATGATTACTACGTCGTCTCCCAAGACCGCGTAGTCTTCATACCATGTCCATTTCCTCAGGTCCTGAGTACATACTTGATACCAAGCCCACTGCACAATGCAGTGGTGAGTTAACGCTAGCATAGCCCAAGAGGAGAGGGCTCCCATCGGCTGGCCAGTAGAATACGTCTTAGGTGTCATTTCAACCTGTCCGTACTCGTCCTTCAGAGAAATGTAATATTCTCGTCCAACCAATATAGTCCCCCACGCTTGAGCTAATTTTACCCCCAGTACTGGGGCTAAAAGGGCAACCTGAATGAGCAACGGAAGTCTATCCGTCGCTGCAGTCAGGTCAAACGAAAACAGAGCGTAAGTCTTTGCCGGAAGCTTCTCAGCAAGACGGGTCCATCCCATAGACCTGTCCCCTGGAGAGCGGTTCTCGGCTCGGAGCACTTTCTGTCGTCGTAACAACAACTCAAGCGGTTTAACCTGATTGTGTGTCCCATCCTGTTTGATACATCCCAGCAAGGAAAATATAGCCTCGTGTAGAGGCCGTAGAATCCACTGCGTGAACGGATCAACCATTGCGAAAACTCTTATCTTTCCTGCCGCTTCCTTCTTAGTCCCTAACTTACCTAATATCTGGCGCCAAGCTAGGTTGAGCAACTTGTATCGTAACCGCCCAGTAACCTTCTTCCCTTTCGCCGGCCCTTTCGGGTCTTTGAGAAAGGAATCACGCTCCTGTTCGGTTATGTCAACAAGATGACCATCCCTCGTCTTCACGGTCCGATTGGACCGTGGGTCGAGCTTACCACGAGACCAAGTATCGATCGCATTTCGCAACCACACGTTGTTAGTCTCCGAAAGCCAAAACCTGAAAGCTTTTCCAAGTTCTGTTTTCCAGTAGACCTTCATCCATGTTCTGGCTGCTAATAAAATCGATAATGGCGACGTCGACGCTATCTTAACGTAGAACGCCGCATCAGTAAGTATGGGAGCAGACTTGGATAAGAGAGCGGGTGTTGCTTCCAACGCCCGGATCATATACCCAGGTCCTCCACGTGCATACGCATCGAGAATAGCCAAGCCTTTCCGACCGAAGAGAATAGACAAACCACCCCAAAAAGTATTAACGAATTTTGTGAATCCTTTAATAAATTCTGGTTTAGCCGTCGACTCATCCGTGATCGTATTAAGCTTGATTTTCCCCGGTATATCGAGTATTCGATATAACGAGAATAAGGAGAGCCAGAGACGAATCACTAGTCTTTCCCCATTCCGGATCCGTTTGCGGTGAAGAGAAGGTATCATTCGAGGTAAACCCCCCGAACGAGTTCTGCTGACGCGGGCCCCGAAGGGTCCCGTGTCGGAAAGACGTTGGCCGCCAATTGACTGTTGTAAGATAGTATGACATGCTTTAAGGTAAATTACCACAAAACGCATGCCTCCTGACTTATACAATCGATTGACGCTTGCCAAGAATGTAATCAGAACCTTCACCAACGACAAGTTTCTCTTAATGCCTAATACTATCGGTATCAAAAACAATACCTTTAGCATCGGGCGCCCAAGTTTTACCTTGAGCAAGCCATTCATAGTAGCTCCTAAACCAAGCAATCTCTCTCTGACAGGATTAGTGTCTTTATAAGATGCCCAAAACTGTTTTAGATCGTTTGTCATGGTTAAAATAATAGGAATTACTCTGACTTCGGTTTCCCTTGCGGGGCCGCAGGCTGCCTAAAGAGGCCTAGAGTTACCTGTAGGGCTTCTGCCCTCTGATATCCCCATCAAGCTGGTCCCCGACTATAATCAAATATAATATAATCTTTTCCCAACTCAACAGTTCAACCGAGGGCGGACCCTTCTACTACTAAGTGATCAACATTAAAGTTTTCCTTTCCTCTTATGACGGAGGTCCGGTAACCCAGTCTGGCGCTTCGCCGACTGAGCCGATCTTCAGATCCGATTCCAGGTGGAATCAAAGTCAGAACCGAATCCTACTCTTTCGAGCCTTAGCAGTAGCCTTAATTGGCGCTTTGGGGACTACCCACTAGATGCACGTGAATTAACACATACATTAGCAAGTAGCGCTAGCCGCTTGACTAACAGTACGGATTGCTCCG